CGCCCTTTCGGGCGCCAGATTCAGGCGATCGCTCCAACCATAAAAAGAGCCTCCCCTTGGAAGGAGTTACTCCATTGGTTAAAGTTTTCATCCTGAATCTCGAGTAGCATTCTCAACCTGCCAGGCAGGTCATACGATGCCAGATCGACTCCAGTGCCAATATCCCTCAGGGCCTGCTGGACGCTGACCATGATGTCGGGGTTGTCATAGACCAACCTCCACAATACGAAGCCTTCAAGGCTATCGGGGATATAAGAGTAGAAACGAAGCATCGACTCCTTAGTCGATCGTTTCTTGTGGCGTTCAGGATAAATCATCCTTTGCACCACCTCCTTTTCAGAGCGCCGCAAACGACCTGCGACCTCAGTATGGCCCAAGAAATGGACGCCATTCTCCAAAGGATTCTGGTCGTCCCTCTCGCGATAAGAGTGTCCAACTTTACTCTTCTCAACACTCAGGGTAAAGCCAAGCTCGGCAGAGCTTGAAGCTAACTTACTTAGCGGAATATAGCTATCTGAGCCAATAACCACATCATCGCCAAGAATAAGCACCCTATCTACCGGGAGCGCCTTACCAGTAATGCGAATCCACATATACTGTGCAAGAATCAGGTTCACCATAGACCCTATGAGACTAGTGAAAGGATTCCCTGAAGGTACACCCTTGTGCACCTGGTAGACCTCACCATCTGGGGTGATAAGTCGAGAGTGAATGAAGTCGTTCTGGATGCGTTTAAACAGGATCTCCTCTTCCGATGTCATGTCCAAATGAGTAGACAATATACCGAAAGCGTCATCGATCATATGTGCCGGTATCGTGGTGTCAAATCCGGAATAATCCAGGCTATAAGTATACCTGAATCGTGACTTCAGCGCCGCTTGAAGCGCGATTCGGTCACATCCTCGTAATCCCCACGCGAACGGCTCTCGCCTAACCAATCTTTTACTGACTGGTTTCGAGAACCTCGTAGCGACAATAGTCGTCGCCAACGGGGCCATCCAAACG